AAAGAGTATGTGAAGGCCACAAACCCTACTAACTATTTCAACATTGCCAAGCCAGGGGCCCCAGGCATCAGCTCGGGAACCACGGCCATCGGGCCAGCGGACATGCCAGTGCCAAGTGCGCTGACTACACTGGGTGCGATTGGCGCAAACAAGAACTTAACACCTACCATGCTGGGCGGAATGGAGAACGCGGGCTACCGAGTAGACCGCCTGGGCAACAGAATTTATGCACCGGCGGCAAAGCCTTTGTACGGTTTTGCCAAGGGCGGTGACGTGAACATGGCAGACATCCTGGCCATGAACACCGAGACCTTATCCGACGAGAAGCCTGAGGAAGTCATCCTCACAAATCCCGTGGGCACAGCGCAGAAGTTCTTGGCTGACCTCAGTAGCGCGGGCAAGGCGTCCCCCACACGCCAGTCTGTCAAGCGCACGAAGACGTCCGCTGGCGGCGGTGCAACTGCTGAAAAGGCAATGCAGATGGCCTATGAGGACATCGCCAAGGGCGACCTGGGTGCAATGAAGGACAGGCCTCCCGCAATGAAAAACACGGAGTCTGCGCGTGCGCAGATGGAAGAGCTTGCCAGGGTCTACCAGATGAAGATCAGGTCAGCGCAGAACGCGGCTCGCGGCCTGTCTGCAGATACCTTCGGCGCGCCGACCTTGGAGGGTGCAACACTGACCAAGGGCAAGCTGACCAAGAAACGCTTTGCAGAAGGTGGTGAAGCAAAAAAGCCTGAGGGGGAGCTGACGCAAGAAGAGATAGATGCAGCTTCCCGTCCAGCGTTTGTAACCCCCTCCTCTGGCAAAGGCCGCAAAGAAGGCAATATCAGCAAGCAACTTAAGTCTGGTGATGCGTACATCAACATGGCCAAGGGCGTGACAGAGCTGCCCTATGACATTGCAGGCGCGCCCATGGACATAGCGATGCTGGTTCGTCAAGGCTTGACAGGGCAAGCACCTGCAGGCCAGGTAGGCACAAGCGACTACATCAAAAGCAAGATGACAGAACTGGGCATTCGCCCGGCACCGCCTGCTGATCCAACGTCCAAGGGTTTCTACACAGCCGGCGAACTCTTGTCCAACCTGACCAACCCTGCGGGCGTCACACGCTCGGCAGTTAAGGGAGCACAAAAGACGGCCGAGGCAGCCACTGATGTGGCCAAGGACTTCCAAGAATACAACCGCCAACTGACTGTGCCAGGCGCGTCGTATGCTGTTCGCCCGACGGGCAGCACAGTAATGACTGGCCCGATCGGCATGAAAGAAGATGTCAGCAAACTTGACCAGGTGCTTAAGAGCGGTATGAACAATGCAAAAGCAGCTGCTGGCCAAAACGACGGCCAAGCCTTGATTATGCAGGACTTCTGGGACAAGAAAGCACGCAACTACTTTACTCGTCAGTTTGGTACGCCAGATGATCCTATTGCAAGGGGTATTTCCAACAAGCAAATTAAAGGCACGGCATTGGAAGAAGATTTCCCTGAGTACCTGATTGATCAAATTTCAGCAGGCAAGACACGGGTTAAAGAAGGTACAAGACCAGAGGGCTTTGTTGGTCCTGGTACACCTGAGTCAAGGTTCTTTCCCAAGTACCCACGGGCCATGGAAGATTTTACGTCTCGCTATGACAAGGCCACAGGTATCAGAGGCGGCTTAATCACTTTGGACCCAAAAGCGGCCAACCCAAATTATTCCAATCTTTTGTCAGATGAGGGAAAACTGGAAGGCCTCGTGGCAGAGTACAAAGAACAGGACAAACTGCTTGCACAAGGGGTGCGGCCAGAACTAATGAACACAGCAGTTGGCACAGTTACAAGGTCGGCCACGGACAAGAGCAAAGTTATTGGTGACGGCCCTGATTCTGCCAAAGCCTTGTTAGAGGCTTATGAAGAAGCAAAGCAGTTTGGCAAACTGGACGAGCCCCAGAAGACCAGCTTTATCAACCAGCTTTTTGGTGAAGGTCGTAAAATTATGGGCAAAAACGAGGCAGAAGTTGGTAAAAACTTGCTGCCTGAAAACGTCAGAACAGCAATTGATAAGGGCGAGCCCATCTACGACGTTGACTTTATGCGTGAACCGTTGACAAACTTATTTGACCCGGTGTCAATCAACAAGTACCTGGCCAGCATTCCTCCTCGCGAGGCTGCCAACATCCGGTTTGAAGATGCCGTTAAAGGTGGCTTAAAGATGAAGGAGAAGACCGCAGAGATGGAAAATGCGATTAGTCGCATCAAGGCCAACAAACCGGTGGCAGATACTGTGTTTTCTCAAGGCGTAAGCGCTCCATTGCTGCAGTTTGACGAAGGCCCGTTTAAAGGTTTTGCTTGGAAGCGTATTGAAAAGCGCGAGGCCACCATGCCAGAAGGCGCGTACGTCGGCCACTCTGTTGGCGGATATGAAACAGGCGGCATTGGATACACCAAAGAAAAAATGGAGGGATTTAACACTGGCAAGTACCAGGTATATACTCTTCGTGACAACCGTAATAGACCTGTCAACACAATTGAAGTAACAATGATGGATGAGTTCACACCTGTTGTAACGCAAATTAAAGGCAATGGCCGTGCCACGGGCAACACCGCACCTGAGAAATACGACAGCGCTGTTCTTAAGTTTTTACAAGACTACCTCAGGCCTGCAGCGGTAAAGGAGAAGGACGAGCTTCTGACTCCTTTGTTGAAGACGTACAAAGAAGGTGTAAATTCCACTTTCAAAATGCCTTAAAGACAGGACAAAAACATGGCAATCGAAAAAGCACTGAACCGGATGCCCACCCTTGAGGTGGTAATAGGCGGTGGCATCCCAGAACCCCAGTCAGACATTGAAATCATCATTGAAGAAGACGGTGGTGCAATCGTTGAGATGGGCGAGAAGGATGCCGAGGAAGTAGACTTTTACAGCAACTTGGCAGCGGTCATTGAGCCGGACGTCTTGGCCCAAATCGGTATTGAAGTAGCCGCTTTGTTTGAGGCCGACAAGGGCTCCCGCTCTGAGTGGGAGTCCATGTACGCCAAGGGCCTGGACCTTTTGGGCTTTCGCATGGAAGAGCGCACCAAGCCCTTCCGTGGCGCGTCGGGCGCGACCCATCCTATGTTGACCGAGGCCATCATTCAGTTCCAGGCACAAGCCTTCAAGGAGCTGATGCCTGCTGGTGGCCCTGTTCGCTCGCAGATTATGGGCAAAGAGACGGTCGAGAAGTTCCAACAAGCCGGCCGTGTGCAGGACTTCATGAACTACCAGCTTACTACGGTGATGGAAGAGTACACACCTGAGTTCGACCAGCAGCTTTTCTACACTGGCTACGGTGGTTCAACCTTCAAAAAGGTCTACTACGACTACCAACTGGGCCGCATGGTGTCAAAACTGTGTTTGGCAGACGATGTTTACATCCCGTACAACGGCTCAAGCGTCGTGTCCCAGTGCCCACGCCTGACTCACCGCATTGCAATGGACTCAAACGAGTACCGAAAGCGCGCTTTGGCAGGTGAGTACCTCGATGTGTACCTTGATACCTACGCTTCTCCTGCTGATGCAAGCCAAATCCAGGAAGCAATCGACAAAGTTACTGGTATTCAGGCTACAGATGACGTTGGTGAGATATTTTTGCTCGAGCAACTGGTCGATTTGAACCTCCCAGGCTTTGAGGACATGGACGAGGACGACGAAGAGACCGGAATCAAGCGTCCATACGTAGTCACCCTTGCGGAAGACACCTTGAAGGTGGTCGGAATCCGTCGCAACTGGAAAGAAAACGACGAAAGATTTACGCGCCGCAACTATTTTGTGCATTACGTGCTGGTCGAGGGCCCTGGTGCTTACGGCTTGGGCTTTGTTCACCTCATTGGAGGCCTTGGCAAGGCCGCTACAAGCGCTTTGAGGCAGTTAATTGACGCAGGTACGCTCGCTAACTTGCCCGCAGGCTTCAAAGCCCGTGGCGCGCGGATCGCGGACGACTCTACGCCCATCCAGCCGGGTGAATGGCGTGACATTGACGCGGGCGGTGCAGAGCTTGCGGCTTCTTTGCTGCCTTTGCCGTACAAAGAGCCAAGTCAGGTGTTGTTTGCACTGATGGGCTTCTTGGTGGACTCCGGCAAGCGCCTGTCCAGCACTGCCGACATGCAAGTTGGCGACGGCAACCAGTACGCACAGGTCGGAACGACCCTGGCGCTGCTGGAACGCGGCTCTATGGTCATGTCCAGCATCCACAAGCGCTTGCACTACGCACAGACGCTTGAGTTCCGCTTGCTGTTCGAGGGCTTTGGCCAGTACATGCCTGACGAGTACCCCTACGACGTACCAGGCGCGAGCCGCAGGATCAAGAAGAAGGACTTTGACACCATGGTGTCGGTCCAGCCCGTGGCTGACCCCAACATCTTCAGCTCTGCACAGCGTATCCAGCTGGCTCAGATGCAGTTGCAGCTGGCGCAGAGCGCGCCGCAGATGCACAACATGTACGAGGCCTACTACCGCATGTATGCGGCCTTGAACAT